CTTAACAGAGGATATTTCATAAATATTTTAATATCCTTTGAAATTTTTATTTCATTTGTATGTCCAGCAGTCATTTGTACATTAACATCTTTTAAATTCATTTTTACAGGAACTTTAGTTTTATTGTCATCTGGACAAGTAACCATTATTGTTATTTTTGACCCAACAGATTTTTCTCTTATCCTCAAGAAAAGATATTCAATATCAAATAGAGGTGATGTAAGTGTGTTTACTTTGTTAAATGTACAAGCATCTATCAATTGGGTCATAGATTGCATTGTTTCTTTTGAATCTTTACTTTCTTGAGCTAACAACAAAAGTTTTTGTTCTTTAACTAAAAACGGTCTATATTTAATTTTTTCGCCAGTTGATGGTAATTCAGTCTCGTAAGTTGGACTGTCGAGTTTTGGTAAAGCCATAATTTTTCATCCTTTATAATATTATAATCTTGAAAGTACTTTAGGGATTGCAGCCCTAATATTTCTAGAAACACTATCCACTAACACACCTTCAATTCTACTTTGTAGTGATTTTGGTAGGTCTGCTTCGTCTGTTAAGTTTTTCCAGTATCTATAACTGAAAGTAACATTAATTTTATGTAGTGTGTCATTTTGTCCATATCCTAGTGATTGTGCTTCAATATTTTTAGGAAATGCTTCTATTAATTGCACACCATATCTTTTCTTATCTTGTTCATCTAATTGGTGTATATCAACTGCACCAACATAATCATCATAATATCCTAATGCCCATGATTGTGGGTCAAATGCAAGTCTTTGCCATGTTTCAAAGAATAGTTTTTCTCTCATGTCAGAAGAACATACAAATGTTGCAGATATTTCTGCAAAAGAAAATCCACTTACAATTTCTCTAGTAGGGCCATATATGTTTGTGTCTGGTGATGTGTCTAAGTTTCTGCCAGGAAATGATATTGATTCACAACGTAATCCAGTTTTTCTTACTGTACCATCACCTTTTGCTTGACCCATAACTTGTGAAAAAACACTTTGTAGGTTTGCTTTTCCAGTTCCTTTTTCACCAGTTGGTGCGTGTAACATGACCTCGTAACGATTTGCTCTTGCGAAACCATCTTGACTACGATATCCAGAAAGAACTTCATTTAAAACACCGTATGCAGTACCCTGTAATCTTCTACCTAAATTAAATGCCATTAAATCATACTCCTTGAATCGTTCCAAACTTTAGCTGCAGAACTTTTACTAAATCGTTGAACTGGTAATAAGGTTGCAACTGTAAATTCATCTGCATCTACCCTACGAAATCTTGATTTAACTTTACCAGAAAGATATCGTTTAAGTGTTGGTTTTAATAATTTTACTGTTTTTAACTTTTGATAATTAGCATTTATTTTAGTTTTGCTGTCAAAATTAGTATCAGTACTATAATCCATTAGTTCATCTAGGAGTCTTATCCTTAATGGTATAGGCAGGTAATGTAAATTAATACCTAAGAAACCGTTTGAATATCTCTCTATGGGTAAAACCAGAGGAAACCTATCATAATATGGTAATGTTTTTTTAAACTTTGGGTCATAAAAAAACATATTTAGATTACCAAAAAAAGGTGAAGATGCTTGTTTACCATCTCGTATTAAGTTCATAGCTTTAGGAGTACCAAACTCTGCGATTTTATCTCTAAACCACGCAGTAGATTTTGGTCTACCTTTTGATGCGTCTATTACGCTTTGCATATATTTACTAGGAACTGCCATACTACTATTTATACTTCGGATTCAAGTGGTCTTCAGTAAGAATTTTAAATTCCATACCTCTGTTATCACAATAATCTGTCGCACACTTCCATTTGGCTTGGTTTATACCCCAAGTCTTTACTTCGTTATACCATCTCTTGGTCTTACGTTTAGGTATTTTAATAGGTTCTTTACATTGAGCCTTAGGTTTAACCTCTATAATAAACTTTTTATATGTACCATCACCTTGTTTTATCTTAATATAGAAATCTGGGAAGTATCTATGCATCTTTCCGTCCCACGGCGACCTATAGGGTACTATAACTTCCTCACTACCCCATTCTATAACCTTCTCATTCCTATCACAATAGACCATAAACTTACGTTCCCATAGAGAACGATAGATTACTTGTGAGGGATTGCCAACATATTTCTTGGGATTGTTGGGAATGTATTTTCCTTTGTATGCCATATTGTATAACTCTTATAAATAGTTTAAACACTATAGGAGTATTTATACATGGCGTTTGATGTTTTAAAAGGACAAGCGATTTCTACAGGAAGTCGTGTTTTTAAAAGAGTTGCTGGAAACCTTCCTGGCTTGTTAGGTGTAACTAAGGGTAGGGGTAGTGACTCCTCAGATTTTGCTGGTATTACAGCAACAAAATACAATACAAAAAATTATTCATTTCCTATTGATGTAGAAGGGCCTCCAGGCGTTGGTAATCATGGACATTATATTATGTTTATGATTAATGAACAAAAAGGTGCAAAATTAAGATTTGGTGGAAGAGAAAAGAGTGAAGGTAAAGAAACTGTTCGTGAAGAAATGGCAGAACGAGCAATACCAGCATACATTAAAAAATTAGTTAGTGGTAAACTTGAAACGGTAAAAAATGATGATGCTAAAGGAGAACTTGTAGAGGGTTTAGATAAAGAAAAAGAAGGAGGTGCCTCTGATTCTGATATAAAAAAAATGGGCGGTGGTGGTGGTACTGGAGATTCCAATTTAATACAAAATACAAAAAATCGTCAATCAGGTTCAACAGTTTATGTGGACAGAGCTCCTACTGTAAGACTAGATACTGCAATTACTATGTACATGCCACCTTCAGTTAAAGTATCCTATGGTGCAAACTATGGAGATGTAGAGATTGGTGCTGGTGCAGAATTAGCAAATGATGTTTATGCAAATATCATGGCAGGAAAATCAGGTAAAGAAGTTGTAAAAGGTGCATTAGACACACTTGGGCCAGTAATAAGTGAAACAATTTTAAATGGTTTACTTGCAACAGTTGGTGCAATGCCAGGCATGGCAGGTTCAAGAGAAGCTTTTGAAATGTCTACAGGCGTAGTACAAACAGCAAGAATGGAACTTGCATTTAAAGGTATTGGTAAAAGAATGTTTCAGTACGATTTTAGAATGATACCAAAAAGTAAAGTAGAAGCTGATGAAATTAGAAAGATTGTATTTGCATTTAAAGCAAATATGTTACCAGAGTTTAAAAATGGTAATAGGTCTGGAAGAAAATTAAGAGTTCCAAATACTTTTGATATTCAATACATGTATAGTTCAGCTCAAAATTCAACACAAGAAAATGATTATCTACACAAGATTTCAACTTGTGTGCTTAAAAACATGGACGTTACTTACGGTGGAGAAAGATATAAAACTTTTACAGCAAATTCTGAAGGAGCCCCACCAGTAGAAACTTCAATATCATTACAATTTGAAGAACTAGAACTAATCACAAAAGAACGTGTACACGAAGGATACTAATCATGTATTTTAATTCATTTCCAATTATACCTTATGACTCCACAGGAACAGGTCAATTTAAAGATGTTACAAATCTTTTAAGACGTGTTGCTATAAGAACAAAGGTAAGGACAAACGCATTGTTATACGACACATATGATGTAAAAGAAGGTGAAACACCAGAGTCTATTGCAGACAAGTTATATGGGGATTCAGAACTACATTGGGTGATACTGTTAATTAACGATATAACAGATAGATATCATCAATGGCCGCTAGCTAATGGTCAATTTTTAGATTACATCAATGATAAATATGATAATGTAGACGGTACACATCATTATAAAATTGCACAAAGTTCTGGTGATACTGCAACATTTATTGAAGTATATGACCCAACATTATTAGATGCTAGTACTGAAACTGATTTAACTGCATATAATACTGCAACTAAAGTTACTAACAGAAATTATGAAGATGACAGACAAGATGAAATACGAAAAATAAGATTACTTGACCCAAAATATATAGAAGATTTTGTAGATGAATTTCAATCTCTAATGAAGGAATCAAACATCTAATGGCTGAAATACAGTATGCTGGTGAGTATGAGTTACAAGAATTAAAATTATATTCCTCTACAGGAAATGTAATAGATTTAACTACAACCACCGTAGAAATTAATTTATTTGAAGATATAACCAGAAATTCT